CCGACAAAAACTTTAGCAAGATTTTTTAGCTAGATCAGTGTCTTAGGACGACCTTTTGAACCAACGTGTTAGGGCCGACAGCCTACGGTGGACCAATGCAGGACCGATCGCTGCTAGAAAGAGTGCTAACGCGCAACGGCTTTAGCGGCGCAACCTGGGTGGAATCAGGCACTTACCGCGGCGACACGACCGCGTTTTTATCGGGCTCGGCGAAAATGGTTTACAGCATCGAACCTGGCGCCCGCTTGTTCCTCGAGGCGCGTAAGCGGTTCAAAGGCAGCGCCAACGTTCGCATCATCAACGGTTTGAGCGAACAGGTTTTACCCGAGCTCTTGCCGCAGATCACCGGCAACGTCTGCTTTTGGTTAGACGGGCATTACTCGGACGACCTTACCCATAAAGGTCCGCAAGACACGCCGATCGTCGATGAGTTAGCCTGCATTGCCGCCAACCTGGCGCGCTGGTCAAAGGTGGTTGTTTTCATTGACGACTTGCACCTATTCACCGGCAAAAAACATGTTTACGGGCCCTATCCGCACCTAGACGCGGTGACGACCTGGGCAGAGACTCACGCTATGACCTGGCACACCGAGAGCGATATTTTTATATGTCGGAATGGCTAGCGATGTGGGCGCGGCCGTTTGACCGGCCCGAGCTCGTGGCGCCTATAACCGCGCAACCTGAGCCATTCCCAACCTACGGCGCAATTCTCGCCGATCCGCCTTGGGCGTTTCAGACTTATAGCGGGCCTGCAGTCCCGACGACGGGCGAACAACCGTATAAGACGCTTTCCACCGATGATTTATGCGCCATGTCGCTGCAGGTGCGCTTGCTGACTGCGCGCGACGCCGTGCTATTCCTTTGGATAACCTGGCCTATGCTTGAGGCGGGCCTAGAGGTTATTCGCGCCTGGGGGTTTCGCTATAAGACGTGCGCTTTTGCTTGGATGAAGGCCGACGGCACGCAATTGAACATGTTCCCCGAGCACTATTCGGTAAGGGCCGGCATGGGTTATTGGACGATGGCCAATTCGGAGGTTTGTTTGCTGGCCACGCGCGGCAAGCCGAAGCGGCTTAACGCCGACGTTCGCCAAGGCATTATTGAACCGCGCCGCGAGCATAGTCGCAAGCCGGCCGAGATATACCGGCGCATTGAGCGCCTTGTCGCCGGCCCGTACCTCGAGCTATTCGCCCGGCAAAGGCGGCTCGGTTGGGATTCCTGGGGCAATGAGGTAGACAAATTTAATGGGACTCCACGGCCCGCAGGACCGGCGCGCGCGGAAATTTGACGTCAAGAAAGCCGGCAAGCCTAAAGGCGTTATGGGCCGGCCGCCTATCTGGCTCGATTCGACCAGGGACTTAAGCCGCGTCGAACGGATTATTGTTTTCCTCGAGTCCCTGCCGATCACCAAGGGAATCCTAGTCGGCAGTAAAATGGTGCTGTTGCCGGGACAGCGCGCCTTTGTCGAGGCTATTTACGGGACGCTGGCCGAGGACGGCCGCCGGCAATATCGCCTGGCGATCAAATCGGAACCGCGCGGCAACGGCAAAACCGGACTATTGGCCGGCCTGGCGCTGTGCCATTTATGCGGGCCCGAGGCCGAGCTTCGCGGCGAGGTTTATTCGTGCGCCTATAACAAGCTACAGGCGGCGCTCATTTTTGCCGAAATGGCGGCGATCGTACGCGCCGTGCCGGCCTTTGCCGACCGCATCAACATTCACCGCATCCAAAAAATGTTGGAGGTGATGAAAGGGCCGGGCGAGGGCTCAATATTTGAGAGCCTGTCGGCCGACGATCGGCGCGCGCATGGCCTGGCGCCGACGCTTTGGATTTATGACGAATTCGCCCAAGCGCCGAATAGCGACCTGTTGGACAACCTACGTACGGCAATGGGAAAACGGCGCGAAAGCTTGGGCGTGATTATCAGCACGCAGGCGGCCAATGATTTGCACCCGCTTTCGGTGCTGATCGACGAAGCGGCGCAAGGCGTTGATAAAAGCCTCTATTTGCAATTGGCCACGGCGCCGGCCGACGCCGATATATTCGCCGAGGAAACCTGGTTCGCCTGCAATGAGGCGCTCGGCAAGTTTTTAGACCTGGCCGAGTTTCGCAACCAGGCGGTACAGGCGCGGCGCTTGACCGGGTTCCGCGCCAAGTTTCAAAACCTGCGGCTAAATCAACGCATTGACGCCAGTAGCCAATTTATCAGCGACCCGGTTTGGATGGAATGCGCGGCGCCGGTGGACCTGGCGGGCCTGGCCGGCAAGGCCTGCTATGCCGGCCTGGACCTATCGACAACCACCGATATGAGCGCCCTGGCGCTGTATTGGCCGCACAACGGTGCGGTGTTGCCTTACTTCTGGCTCCCGGCCGAGGGCCTGCTAGACCGCGACCGCAAGGAAGGCGGCCACTATCGGACTTGGCGCGATAGCAAGCTCTTGGAAACCACGCCCGGCGGCGCTATCAATTTTGCCGCCATTATCCAGCGGCTCGGCGAAATATCGACGCAGTTTAACTTGCGCGCCGTCGGCTACGATCGCGCCTTTATAAAAACCTTCAAGGTGCGCTGCGATGAAATGGGGCTCGAGTTTCCACTGGTCGAGTTCGGGCAAGGTTACGTTTCGATGGCGCCGGCGGTACAGGCGCTCGAGGCCGCCATCATCGACAAGCGAATCCATCACGGCGGACACCCAATCCTACGCTGGCAGGTAGGCAATGCGGCAATCGAGACGGACCCGGCCGGCAACCGCAAGGTGACGAAAAAACGCTCGAGCGGCCACGTTGACGGCCTGGTGGCGCTGTTAATGGCGATCGGCACCGCCACGCTGCAGGGAACGGTGGAAAAAGATTACCAAATATTGTTTGTTTAATGCACCGAAACGCCAGAGGAAGACTCGGCCAGGTGCGCGTGCCAATCATCCTCGCAAACGTCATGGATAATACAGGCGATTATAGCCTCGGGCAGCGCGTGCGCGGCGTCGGCAATTTCCATAAGCCGGGCAACCGTCACGTCGTCGAGCAAAACGCGAAACTCGGTCAGCACGGTGCGTGGGTAGGCATCTACCATGCCGACGCTATAGCAGATTCGGGAAATGTTTTGATCTAGGTCAAAAAGGACGGGCCGGCTTATGAACAGGGAACGCGCCTATTCGCTGCTCACCATCAAAAGCATCGTGCAGCGCGGCGACGAACGGATCATAGAAGGCATAGCCAGCACGCCGGCCAGCGACCGCGTTAACGATATAGTCGAGCCCTTGGGGGCGAAGTTTTCCCTGCCGTTGCCACTACTATGGCAACACCGCGCCGACGAACCCGTCGGCCTGGTCGAATTTGCCGAGGCCAAGGCCGACGGCATTCCGTTCCGCGCGCGCATCAAAAGCGAAAGCGAGCTCGGCGAGTTCAAAAACCTAACCGACAAAGTATGGCAGATGGTAAAGGCCGGCGTCGTGCGCGGCGTTTCCATCGGCTTCAAGACCACCGATAAAGACGTTCTCAAAAATGGCGGTTGGCGTATCAAGGCCTGGGAGTGGTTCGAACTCTCGCTGGTAACGATCCCGGCCAACGCGCAAGCCACCATCACGAACATTAAGAGTTTCGATCGGCAAACGTCGGCCGCGCCTGGCCAACGGCGTTCGCCATCATTTACCCCCGGCGCCGCGGGATCACCAAAGAAGGGCAAGACGATGCAAGACTTTAGCCAACAGATCACGGCGCAAGAGGACAAACGCGCCGACGCGGCCGAGCGCCTGAAGGCGCTTATGACCAAAGACGACAGCGGCGAAGGACTCGAGGACAGCGAAACCGCGGAAATCGAAACGCTGCAGGCCGACATAACCAACGCCAACAAGAAACTCAAAAACCTGCGGCTGTTGGAATCTTCGCTTTCAACCGCGCGGCCCGTCGATCCAGCGCCGGCGCCACGGCCACGGCCGACCGTTCCCGCCGAGGTTGCGGTTCAGGAAGTGAAGGGCCAGGGCTTCGCCCGCAAGGTGATGTGTTTGCACCAAGCCAACTATGACCCCTATCGTGCCGGCCAACTTGCCAAGCAACGCTATCCTGGCGACGAAAAACTCCACGCCGAGTTTAAGGCGGTTGTCGCCGGCGGCATCACCATCGACGCAACCTGGGGCGGCAACCTGGTTACGCCGGTCAACTACACCGCCGACTTTATCGAGTATTTGCGCGAAACAACCATCGTCGGCAAATTCGGCACCAATGGGATTCCGGCACTGCGGCGGATTCCGTTCAACGTCATTATCAAAGAATCGACGTTGCCGGGACAAGGCTACTGGGTAGGCGAAGGTTCGGCCAAACCGCTAACAAGTTTCGGCTTCACGTCCACGACGCTAACTTGGAATAAGGTAGCGGCGATCGCGGTGTTGTCGGAAGAATTGATTCGCTTTAGCACGCCGTCGGCCGAGGTGCTGGTTCGCAACCTGTTGGCCGAGGCTTTGCAAGCGCGACTCGATACCGACTTTATCGACCCGACGGTGACGGCGGTTGTCGAACAACGGCCGGCCAGCATCCTAAACGGCGTTACCAATACGTTTGCTTCCGGCGCCGTTACCTCGCAGGAAATCATGGGCGATCTAAAGGCGTTGATAGGTTACTTTATCGCCGCCAAGGTGCCACTCGATTCCCTGGTTTGGATCATGCGGCAATCAATGAGCACGGCCTTGTCGCTGCAGGTGTCAACGCTCGGCGTGCGCGACTTCCCCGACATCACGCCGACCGGCGGTACGCTGTTGGGGTTCCCGGTGATCGCCTCGCAATTCGTTCCACTCGGCATTGCGGCGCTGGTGGCGGCCTCGGAAATCTACCTGGCCGACGACGGCGGGTTTAACGTTGCGGCCAGCCGCGAGGCTTCGCTGTCAATGGACAACGCGCCGACAATGGTTATCGGCGATACGTCGTCACCGTCGCAACCCGTCGGCGTAAGCGTTGTTTCCATGTTCCAGACCAACAGCGTGGCAATCCGTTCCGAGCGTTTCATCAATTGGGCACGCCGGCGCGGCTTGAATTCTTGCGCCTATGCTTCGTCCGTCGGTTGGGGCAATACGGCATCCTCGCCGGACGGCGCCTCGATCTAAAAAGGATTCCACGCCAGGCGCGCAGACCCCCGGCGTGGAAAAAAGGCGGCGCCCGACGCTTACCAGGACCGGCGGCGGGCGCCGTTTGCCAAAGGAGGACCGGCATGGCCAAAATGATTGCGTTGCGTGACCACGAATACGGCACGCGCCGAATGCGGGCCGGCCAGCTATACGAAACAAGCGAAACCGACGCCTACTGGCTGGCCATGACGTTGAACGCGCGCAAGGCGCGCGAGGATGAAACCGACGAAGAAATGGATTCCTTACGGCAACTCTATGAAACGAAAACCAATAAGCACGCCGACAAGCGGTGGGGCCTGGCGCGGTTGCGCAAGGCGGTTGGCGAATGAGGTTATTCGGTTTTGATATTACTCGGCCGCCGGCGCAACAATCAAAGGCGCTGCAGACGGTGGACGCCGGCCGCGGCGGCTGGTTTCCATTAACGCAAACGATCCATGAACCATTCACCGGCGCCTGGCAAACCAATACCGGATTGGCCGCCGAGGATTGCTTTAGCTATTGGGCGGTGTTGCGCTGTATCAATATTATCGCCTCGGACATTGCCAAGCTCGAATTGAAATTGTTGCGCGAGTCCGGCGACGTTGACGAAGAAGCCGACTCGCCGGCGTTCTCTCCGGTGTTAAGGACTCCCAATCACTTTCAAAACTCGCTGCAGTTTTTTCAAAGTTGGATGGAATCCAAGTTAACCCGCGGCAATACCTACGTTTTGAAAGAACGCGATAACCGCGACGTGGTAACGGCGCTTTACGTGCTCGATCCGTGGCGCGTGCGCCCGTTGGTATCCGACGCCGACGGCTCGGTGTTCTACGAATTGCAACAGGATTATTTGAACCAGGTGCAAACGTCGATTGTGGCGGCGCCGGCCAGCGAGGTGATTCACGATCGCTGGAACACGCTTTACCATCCGTTGTGCGGCCTCTCGCCGCTACACGCCGCCGGCCTCACCGCCGGCATGGGCAAGAAAATTCAGAATAACAGCACGGTATTTTTTAATAATGCCTCTATGCCGTCGGGCATGTTGCTGGCGCCCGAGCGCATTTCCGACGACCAGGCAAAGCGCCTAAAAGATCATTGGGAAGTGAACTATGGGGCGCTGCAGGCCGGCAAAGTGGTAGCACTCGGCGGCGGCCTCGAGTTCAAACCGTTGCGCATGACCTCGCAGGATTCGCAATTGATAGAACAACTAAAATGGACCGACAGCACGATCGCCGGCGCCTTTGGCGTGCCGGCCTATATGATAAACGCCGGAACGGCGCCCGCCTATAACAACGTGGACGCGCTATCGACGCAATACTTTACCCAATGCTTGCAGGTGCATATTAAATCAATTGAGAAATGTTTGAACGCCGGCCTCGGCCTGGTAGACGCCGGCTACTCGGTGCAGTTCGAACTAGACGACTTGCTGCGTATGGATACCGCGAGCCTAGTCACCACGCTGCAAAACGCCATCAAGGGAATCATTACCGCCAATGAGGCGCGCAAAAAACTTGGCTACGGGCCAAAACCCGGTTGCGATACGGTGCTTACGCAACAGCAAAACGTTTCGGTAGAAAACGCCAGCAACCAGGAAATAAAACCGACGCCGGCGCCAGGCCAGGGACCGCAAGGCCAGGGACCTGGCGCGCAACCGGCCGACGGCAACCCGCCGAGCATCGACGCCGTGCAAGCGGCGCGGGCGCTGTTGGCCATTCATAAAGGCTTGAACCATGCCGGGCATTGACGGCGAGGCATTCGGCCGCGAGGTTGTCACCGCGGTTAAGCAATACATGGACCGCGAGATTCAACCGCTATTGGATCGCATAAAGGCGCTCGAGGCGCGACAACCGGAACGCGGCGAGAAAGGCGAGGTAGGCGCCGCCGGCGCGCCAGGACCGATCGGCCCGCCAGGCGACAAGGGCGAGCCCGGCAGCGTCGGACCACCGGGCCCAATGGGGCCAACAGGACCGGAAGGCAAAGCGATACAAGGCGAGCCCGGCCCTATAGGTCCGGCCGGACCTATAGGGCCGATCGGGCCGGAAGGAAAATCAATTAAAGGCGAGGCCGGCACGCCCGGCCGCGACGGCTTGCCCGCTTCCGCCGGCGCGCCTGGCCGCGACGGTAAAGACGGCCTCGGGCTCGAGCAGTTCAACGTCGAATGGGACAAACGAAAAACAATCACGATCACCTGGGGCGCCGGCGATCGGCTCGAGCGCAAGGCGCTTGTTTTCCCGTTCCCGCAACACCTGGGGATATGGAAAGACGGCGCTTACCTCGCCGGCGATAGCGTTACGTTTGCCGGCTCTACCTGGTACGCGCAACGCGATACCAATAAGAAACCGTCCGGCGTAGATGGAAATGACGATTGGCTGTTAGCGTGCAAGCGCGGCCGGGATGGCAAAGATGGGGCTTAAACTCATAACCCCGCCGGTGACGTCGCCGGTGACGCTGGCCGAGGCCAAGGCGCATTGCAACGTCAACGTCGCCGACTATGACGCATTGATTACCCGCTATATCGGCGCGGCGACCAATGAGGTGGAAAACTGGCTCGGCCGCGCGCTGGTCGATCAAACGTGGGAATTGTCGCTTGATACCTTCCCGCCAAACGAATTGCGCGTGCCGAAGCCACCGCTGATCGCGGTTACCAGCGTCGCCTATGACAATACGATCGGCGACGAAACCATATTGCCGGACACCGCCTACACCGTCGATGCGGAAACCGTGGACGGTTACGGTTGGATTTTGCCCGACGGCGCCTGGCCGGCGACGTTTGACGGCATTAACGCCGTGCGCGTGCGCTACCGGGCCGGATACTTGTCGCAGAGCTCGCCGCCGACGCTGGCCGTTCCCGACGATATTCGTCACGCGGTATTGCTCGGCGTCGGCGACGCTTTCGACACCCGCGCAACAATCAGCATAGGATTAACCGCGTTCACCTCGAAGGCCTGGACTAATCTATTGGAGACTCACCGCGTCCGATTGGGCATGGCCTAACTTAGAAAGGGACTAACAATGCAACCTGTAGAAGCAAAAGCCGGCAACGGACAAGTTCGCGTTTTCATCACTAACAACGGCAACCATTCCGTCGAAATGATAACGGAAATGTCGATGCATAACTTATGCGACCCGGATTCCAACCCGGTCAAAATGGCCGCCATGCGGGCGCAGGTGCAAGACCTTTACGCGCAGGCGCGCAAGACGATTCATTTTATGTTCAAACTCGTGGCCGACGAAAAGAACATAGCAAACCGAGCACTACTGAAGGCGAGCATTGTCGCCATACTGACGCGGGACTTCAATACGCTTCTAGACACCGAGAGCAAACTTTACCGGGAGTAAAATCAAATGGCCTTCACCACCGCAATGACTACGAGTTTCAAAGTTGAACTGGCAACAGCGACGCATAACTTCACCACCACGACGGGCAACGTGTTTGCCGTGGC